GCCAACAACAACGAATTCCAAGATTGGAATGCAAACTTTGCTTTCGTCGATGATCAAACCGACGCCGCTCAACCCAAAAAACCAAAACTTGTGAGGTTCTAAAGATGGCAACGTTCGAGCTGGCACGGCTTTATGGCGGGCGCGATGTAATACATTTCGAGGCAACCAACGACGAGAAGATCTCCGTGTGGTTTCATCACGCGCAGCAAGAGGAGATCGCCGTTGCTCTCGACGCCGCCGGGCTCGAACTCGATAAGGATTCATCAACCGTGCCAAAGGGCGGGGGCGGCGTGCTTGTCACCTCGGTGATGTTGCGTCAGGCATCCGTCGAGCTGGCGTGCCTTTGCATCGAATCGATCGAGAATTTCGACGGATGGCACGAACCCTCAAGAGAACGCGGATCCTCCGGATTGCAAACGATGACCACAGCGAATCGAGATGTCATTCCTCGAATCGTGCTTCGGTCCGTTGGCGATCGGATTTTCGAACTCGCAAACATCGGAGATGACGAGGGAAAGGATTCCGGGCCCTCGCCTATTTCGGATACCTGAAAAGGTTATATCCGAAGGCGGGCTTGCCCGATTGCTCGATGTGCGATGATCCTTTTTTCCGCAAAGAATGGGGTTGCGATGACGATTCAAAGGAATGGGTTTACGATCTCGGCGGCACCGCGATCAAACGATGTCCGAACTCGTTGGTCAAGATGGCGATCATTCGGGAAAGTTGGATCGCTTATGCATTTTATAAAAGAGGTATCTTGCCCGATTCCAGGGGGCTTCGACATCAAACCAAATTTTACATCTCGGTGATGTCGAGGCTTGAGCAATTGGAGAGCGAGTCCGAGGGATGGTATATGGATCGCAGGGAGAAGAAGAACGATGGCTGAGTTTAAGATCGGTCTCCTCGTCGACACGGTCAAAGCGGCAACCGGAATCAAGGATCTCGCCGATCAAATAGACAACGCAGGATCGGAGGCAGAACAAAAGCTCGGCGGTGGATTCAAAAAAGCAGGCATCGCGATTGCCGCCGTTAGCGTTGCAATGGTTTCTTTCAAGAAAGTGTTAGACGCCGCCGTTGAACGCGTCATCGAGCTGGATCGAGCTAAGGTATTCAACGTCATGGCAAAGGATGTCAAGGGCGTAACCGAGGCCTTTGGTGGCGTGATTTCGATGATGGAGGGAACGAGGGAAGCGACATCGATCGCAACCGCCGGATTCGAGGGGATGCAAAAGAAGGTCGCGGAGACCGCCAACGCGATTGGATTCCTGACAAACGTATCAAACGAAGCGGCGCTCGAGCAAGTCAAGTCAGGTCAAATCTCGATTGAGTTTCTCAATCTGATCGGACATACACAACAAACGATCGAGAACGCGATCAAGAAAGCCTCCTCCGAACTCGGGCGCGAGCTTACGGAAATCGAACGCCGCCGCGTTGTTTTTAAAAACATATCGAAAGACCTCGGCAAGGTGAGCCATCTCGCCGGCGCACTCGCCAAAGCAACCCCATTTGCGAAGTTGACCGCCAACATCAAATCCGCCGGCGAAGCGATCTTCAATAGCCTGGCGCCAGCTTATGTTAAATTGTCCGAGGCGCTCAACAAGTCACTTCCCGACATCATCGGCTTCGTCGAGAGTTCGATCCGCTCCCTTAAAGGCCTGGCACAAGGTGCCGCCGAGAGTTGGGAGTTTGTCGGAAAGAAGATCAAAATGGTAACAGATCAAATCCCAACGTGGGTGAAAGCTTTGGCCGCGGCGGGCACGGCGGTTGCAACGGCGCCGATTCGAGGTATCATCGGACTTGTCAAAATGGCGGGAAGAGGCGCAAAGGAGATCCAAACACTCACCGGAAATACAGCAAAGGCGATGTCAAAAACCGCGGGCGCGGGCGTCAAAACGTTGGCAGACAAAATGCGAGACGAATTGAAGCGATTGCAAAAAGCTCGACTCGGCAAAAGATTAGGAGCAACCATCGTCTCCGAACAGCTCGACGAGATCAAAGGATTTCAAACGGAGGCGCGTACACTTTTAAGAAATTACACAGCATCATTCTTGGATTCGATCTCCGCTCTTGGCGGTCCGATCGCTGGCGTGTTCTCCGCTCTTAAAGATGCGCCCGAACGATTCAAAATCTTTGCTGCTTTGTTCGGCAAAAAGACACTGACCAATCTTCTCAAATCCACAAAGCAACAACGAGAAGAGATGTTCAAGGCTCACAAGCAAGGCGACAAATTACGCAAGGTTTTCACGCTCTTGCAAAGCCGTATCAAAGCCGGCGTGCATGATCTAAATGAATTTGTCAACAACGAGGTTGCCGTCAATGCTCAACTCAAGGCGGGCAATTCGTTGTTTGCATCGCAAGCGAAACTCGCTTCGGTGATCGTCGAACAGCTCAACCAAAAAAAGGATGTTACGGTTGCGATCTTTGGCTTGATCAAAGTGATCGCTCAACTCGAGAAGGAGGGCGGATTTGTCAATCTCAAAGTTGCCAAATCGTTGCGCTTGCAATTGGATCGATATAAGGCAATTGGAATCGAGCGTGCCAGGTCTTTGCAGATCACGAAGATGACCGCGATCGCCGAACTCCAGATCGAGAAAACAACGCAACGACGGGAGGCAAAAGATCGCCAGCGCGAGATCCTGCGTGGTGTGTTGGATCTCGTAAACCAGATCCAAGTCACCCAAGGTCGGATGATGCCGCAAGAAAAAGCTCGTCTCGATATGTTGCAACGGGTTCGAGATGTGCAGATTGTCATCCGAGATTTGGTTTCAAAGAAAATGCAGATCGAGAACAGGATCGCGATCGGTCTCGACGAGGCATCACAACGGGCCGCCGCCTCAAATGTGATTTCTCTCATGAAACAAATAGATCTCCTGAATTTGAAAAAGGAAAAGATCCAACAAGTGCACGAAGCCGATCTCAAAGGGATGACGGTGGCGGATGCATTTTGGAGAGCGAAAAACGAATCCGCCGGAAAGATTGCACAAGATACAGGCAGGCAGTTGTACTCGTCTTTTCAGACTGCCCTCGGCGGAATCGGCAACATCATTTCGTCAACGATGGAGATGGTTGTTTCCGGTGCCGGCGATGCTGGCGCGAATGCGGGCAAATTGTTTCTCGACGTGTTGGCGGGCATGGCAACGCAGATGGGATCCTTCTTCATCGCCGCGGGCGCCGCTCAGCAATTCGTCCCGCCGTATACCGGTGCCGGTGCCATCGCCGGAGGTGTGGCGTTATTGGCTTTGGCTGGCACATTAAAAGGTTTGGGTTCTCTCGTCGGAGGTGGCGGCGCCTCCGCTCCCTCGGTCTCAAGTGGCGGTGCCTCCGCTCCATCGATGCCGCCGTTGCAATTGCCAGGATCCAAATCTCCGGATGGCCGGGCGCCCGTCAATTTCTTTTTTGCCTCGGCTCCGTTGCCATGGCAAAAGGATTCTCAGAACGAGCAAGCGCAGGCTCGAGCAATGCAATCATGGGGACGCCGGATGAGCAACGAGGGCGTGTCACCTTTTGAGATACCCAAACGATTTGGCGCGAGGTCATTCGGATGAGCGCACAAAAACAAGCGATGCGCGGATTGATTACGATCACAACGGGCACAAACGATACCTTGCACTGGATCGAATCCGACGGCGGCGGGCCTTTTGTTTTGTCAAAGGTTTTGACTTTGACCGGTCCGCAATATCCGCAGGATATCGCCGCCGATATCGTTGCTCAAATGATCGTTGAGTCCGCCGCCTCCGGCGACACGATCACCTATTCGTACACGATTGCAAACGAGACAGGGATCGTATCGATCACCGCCGCGGGCACGGCGGTCTTTGCCTTTGATTTGACACTCACATTTACGCAGAAATTCCTGACCGGCGGAGATGGCATCGTCGGTTCGCTCGGTGCGAATCATTTTGGATATGCTGTCGATTCATCCGTACCGACCTCCACATCGACACACACGGGAGATAAGGCGCATTCTAATGCATGGTATCCAACGGCGCCCGACTCCGGACCGACATTAAAAGAGGATGATCTTGGATTGCTCTCAAGCCGTTCGGTCAACTCGATGAGTCTCGGCGGCAATGTTTTGACATACGATTTCGGAGACTCAACACGCGGCGAGCGAAACACGGAGATCCGCGCGTTGGCTTTTGAGTTTTTGACCGCCGAGAGTAGGACGCAATTCGAGGAGGAATTTTGGCTTGTGTATGCCAAACAAGGCGCGCCTGATGGGAGGTTTCGTTTTTTCGGTGACCGAAGCGATCCCGCAACCTACGTGCAATATCACCTCACCGGCGAGATCCTAACTGCCGCCAACTTCGCGCGGACGGTGCCTGGCATCTCTCGTTGGTCAATTTCCTTTGCGATGAAAAGGTACAAAGCATGAGTTCGCGGCGCAACGTTCTTCTCGAGATCGCCGGTCAACCCGTTGGATTCACCGCCTCGGGTGTTGTCGGAGTTGGCGCCGCGGCGAGCTGGTCGACCTCTTACCTCGAAGCGATCACAAACATTCCGAGAAGCCAAGGTGCGAAGATCGATCCATTCACCGGAGGCTTCGACTCGCAGGGATCCTCCGTCGGGCTCAACCAACTTGCGGCGTATTTGTACCAGCGCAAAAACATCAACACCGCGACACTCGATTCAAATTTAAATGATACCGAAACGACCGCGTTGATCGCTTCGCCAACAACGGCATTCCCGGCAAGTGGCACAGTTTATGTTGGCGATGAGGCGATCCAGTATTCATCAAAAACCGTTGCGAGCTTTCTTGGGTTGACGCGCGGATCCTTCGGAACAACCGCCAGGACATGGACCTCGGAGATCGATTCACGAACCGGCGACAAAAGAAAAGTCTACGAAGACAATCCATTTTTCGAAGGTCGGAAATGTGTTATCACATGGTTCGATCCCGACGGTGGCGGCGATCACACCGTTCGATTCACCGGCTATGTTTCTAACCCGCGCTTCGGTGATAACGCTTTTTCCATCGATGTGATCAACGGCAAAAAACTTTTAGAAGATGCCGAGGTGATGGGAGGACGTTACGCAAAAGGCGTTCTCGCCGGTGCCTTCGTTGCACGAACAAATGTAAACAACTATCAAAATTACATCTCCTCCAAACACAACGGAATCATGTTGGATCTCGAGGATGAGGATTTCCCCTTCTCGATCCCGGCTGGCCCGACGGCGCTTTTTTATTTTCAGATCGATGAGGAGATCGTCGGCTTTGCCAATACCGAAGTGCCTGCCTTGACCGGCACCGTTGGTGCTGTGGGGATTGGCACGCCAGGCAAATACTTCGAATCGGATGCGGACTTCGCGATCGGTGATTGGGTTAAATACGTTTCGTTGCTGGTCGAACATAACGTAACAATCACGTTCATCGAAGCCGGCGCCGGCGGCACCGATCGAACGTTTCGGTGTTTTCACAACGGCGCAACAAATCCAATCGCCGGCGATACCGTCGAGACCACTGGCAAACAAAAGCTTTCGATCCTCCTGCCAGGCCAACTTCGCACGGAGATGGCAACGCACGCGATCGGCGCACAGGTGAAAGAAGTTCGGATTCTCGAGGGCGATCATGTGGATCTTGTTTTGCAAATGCTACTCTCGACGGGCACGGGCAACAACGGGATTTACGATGTGTTGCCCAAATCATACGGCGCCGGAATCGATCAAACGTTGATCGATGTTTACGCATTTGACAAGATCCGCGATTACTCCGACGCCCGACGAATGATCTTCGATGGCCCGGTCAAGATCCAAGAGATGCTTGCAACGCTGGCGAGAGTAACAGCAACTCGGATTTTCTGGAATCGATTCGGGAATTTAACAGTTAACGCCGAGCGAGATGTCTATCCCGATTCCGCGAGCCAACTCACGATCGGATCCTCCAATCTTCGGATGACCTCGATCCCGAGCTGGTCAACACCTCTCGCCAACATCCGAAATTCTTGGGTGATTCGAGGCAACTCACCGCGCGGAAAAGATTTTGTCGACACGATCATGTTTGAGGATCCGGAGTCGATCCAGTTTTATGGGAAGCGCGGACTTCCGGATCTCGAGGATGCCGGGCTTTTGTTAGCTCAGGCCGCCAACAAGTTTGAGTTGATCGGGCGTGCAATCCTCACTCGTTGGTCTCGTCCATGCATCGAGCTAGCGGTCGATCTTATCTTCGATGAGTCGATCGTCATCGAGCCCGGTCAATTGGTAAGCGTCGTGATTCCGCATCTGCCAAACCTCACCGGCTCAACCGGGCTCGCCTCCGAATTGTTCGAGGTTGTCGAGGTGTTCCCACAAGATGACGCGGGCTCGATCGCCGTCGTTGCATTTCAAATGCCGCCGGCGGCGGCAACTCGTTTGATTGGACCTGCCGGAGAAATCAGCGCGCTCGATGTTGGGCTCAAGGAAATCACGATCAAATCGACAGCATTTACACACTACGCGCCAACGATAACCGGAGCAAGCAACATCCTTCCGCTTGCGGCAAATGGCGAAGATGGCCGGGAGGATGTACAGTATTTTGATGTTGATCACCGTGTTAGGATCTTCGACGCCTCGACGCTCGGCGCCGCAACACCAAACGATCATCAGGCGATCATCACGGCGAGATCGTACCTATTCCCATTCTTTACTTTGACGCTCGACTCGTTGCCAGCATGGACAATCGCAAGTGGTGACATCATCGTTTACGATTGGTATCCTGCGGTCAACCCGGTGTCGCCGGGCTTGATCGGAGATTACGCATGGCTTGCCAGTGGTACGCCGCCTCTTTTATTTGGCACGGATACGCCGCATGTTTGGGGATTGTAAGATGTCCACATCTGCAAAAATAACACAGCTCGACACGGCAAAGATTTTCCCACGCGTTGCGATACAATCGGGCGCGATCGCCGATTTGTTTGGGATGCTGAATGCCATTTACGAAGGATTAATCGACGCATCTCACCCCGGTGCCTCCGGCGGTACACAAACATTTTACGGGCATGATCACGGAGACGAGGGCGGAATTGGGATCATTAACGGATGTCAATTGACGCTCGACGGCGGCAACACGCCGATCTTCGAAAAGACAAATTGGGCTCCGCCGGAGGCGGTTTCGATCATTGCATGGCTCGGAAAATTCTACATCTCGCCAGGCCTCAAAAGTACGGACCTCACCTTTCTGGAGGTGGCGATTTGTTATGAGGCCGTCGGCTCGGATTTTGACATCAACTCAACCGGCTCGCCACGGAGCCCAAACCGATCCAGCGATTCCATTGGCACCGTTGCAAAAGTCACGGGCGACGGGCTTTACGATTGGGCCTTTTTGCAGATCCCGATCACAAAAGACAAAGATTGGATTAATTTATATCTGCACATCGGACCGGCGGATCTCACCGCGGAGCCCTTGGAGATTCGGATCTTTTGCGTACAAGTTGTCGAGACCTACAATGCCAGCGCGCTCAAACGAGGATCGCGACAATTGCAAACGGCAAAAAGCGGCGAGACTTTTTTGCGGTATTTTGGGGAGGAGTTGGCGGACGAGCTGGTCATCGATGATTTCTCACTCAACGCGGATACGTTCAAGCGTTTGTTTTCTGCGATCAACGCTCTTGCCGAAGCGACGATGGATAAGCCATGCCCGGGTGCAAGCTCGCAATCCATCAATGGACATGATCATTCCGCTTTGCTTTTGGGCCGTCCAATCGGACATGGTAAAATATACTCGGCGTGCGTTGATCTCGAACGATACGAAACATCGCCGGCGCCAGAATACATTTGGAGAACTGCCGGTGCAGTTGTCTCGACATGGTATTATGCAGATGATGATGTTTCTCGACGGAGAACATCCGCCGGATCAACGCCTGGCGGCACCGTCTCGACCACACCGATCTTCGATGCATACGTTACCATCGGGATCTCATCGAGCGGCGATCCACCGTCGGCGGCGCCGTATTTGGAAGGCTGGATTTTTGTCAACGCCGACGATGCATCGGCAGCTCTCGAGCTTCGGATCTACAATCAAACGACGGGCACATTTTCGGAAACAATCGTGCCAACGATCAACACGTGGAGTTACATTAGATTCGTTCCTTGCCTCGGAGATTTTTGGAATGAGTTTGATATCCAAGTTCGACACACCTCGGCACCGAGCGGAGGCAATCAAATCTTCGTTGCGGGGATCGTGATATCCGAAGCATACGAATACAACGGCAACAAAGGCGCGTTTGTTTCGTCGAGCGGATCCACGATCCTCGGTGTACCGCGATCCGGCTCAACAAAAGTACAGGTCAGCTAATGGGTATTTTTAGTTCATACGGCGTTCTCTCGCAGGAGAAGATCCAGATCGCGCAGCGTTTGTCCTCCTTGAGAGGCGGGCTTGCGTACGGTGCCACAAACGCACTCTTCGAATTGATCTCGGGTGCCAACCCTCCCGGCGCACAGCAAATTCTTTTTAAGCCACACGATCATTGTTGGCATGGTGTTTCGTTGGCTCGTAATTCGCAATTCTCTTTTGCGCGATCCACGCTCGCAGCGACATGGATCTTGACTTGCACTCTGGCGAATACCTATTACCATTTTGATCGCAACGGATCCGCAACGCAATTCACTCACGATCAAGGCGTGCCCGATATCATGCTATACGTTACGCCCGGGATCGACTCCATTGAACTCAACGTCGCAAGCTCGCCTTGTTGCCTCGAGGCTCGGATCGTGGTGTATGCATCCGCCGGAATCACGGATATTAGGATCCACAACCGAAACACAAAATCCGCTAGCGTCCCCGTGCAAACGACGACGAGCGGATCGGTTGTTCGGCTCTCGACGATCACTAACATTCCATGTCGAGGCGGTGTCTGGAATCCCCTCGACATCGAGATAAAAAACGATACCGCCGGCGCTCAGGTTGAGATCTTAGATGTCAACATCGTTGAGACGCGCGGTGCCAGCCAACCTTTATCAAACGGATCCGCGACCCTAGTGGGAGCGGTCAAACCATAGGAGATCAACATCATGGGCCAACCAACTTTTGACCGTACCGGATTCGTTACCTACACGACCGAAGCCACCGGCACCGACGAACTCTCGGAGACGATCACTTTCGATCGTCCGTTTATGATGTTGGGAGGCGCGGCGATGGTGCCGACAACCTCCGTCCTCTCCGTCCAATTCCAGGGGGATACCGACGCAACAAACGGGCCTTTGGTACCGTTGAGAGGAGGCGCTCTTGATCTCGACGCCACCAAATCGACAGCTCACAGCGCAACGCGGATCGCAGGCTCAACACGATCTCAAATCGTGGTGACAACAACCGGCGGCGTCTCCGGCAATAAGGCGGTGACACTCTACTTTTGTGATTTGTTGAATCCATCGTGGGGCGGATCTTGAGATGGCTGTTACCTATGCCAGTGATGATCCATACGAGATCATTACAATCACAGATGACGCCGGCGCCGACATCACCGAGACGATCACCTTCAGGGCACCGGTAAAAATAATCTCGGTGTTTATGCAAAAGAGCGTTGCGCTTTTTCCTGGCACGTTTTCGATCACGCTGGATCCACATAAGATCGCCGGTGGCCCGCAGGTATTGTTAGGTTGTGTCACGCTCGAGGCTGGCGATGAGGCGCGGCATTTCCAGGATCCCACAGCGATGACGTCTCTTGATTTTGGAGAGATCGTCGTTTCCTCCGTTGGCACCGGCGCCGGCACAAAATGTACGATCATCTACGAACATGCAACAAATCAACGAGGTAAATTCTGATGGGTGATTACATTTGCCCGCCAGCGACAACGGGCTTCGATGTGTTTTCGGGTCTTGGTCTGCCGGTCAAAGAGATTCAGGCATCCGAAACATTTACAATCCCGGCACGTCGGGAGATGGCGATTCATGGATTGTTGATTTTGGATGGCGTCCTCTTGATCGTGGGTTGCCTTGTGATGGAGATTTGATATGTCACGAATTAGATTTACAGGATCCACAACACCGCCGACGCCAGCGAGCGGCCAGCTTTTTTTGTTTGTGGATTCAGCCGACAAACATCTAAAACAGATCGACGACACGGGCACGATCTCCGACATCACCGGCGGAGCGGGCACGGATACCACGGCGATCCACGATGACACGGCGGCGGAGATCTCGGTCATCACGGCAAAGGCAACCCCGACGGGCTCGGACTTTTTACTCATCGAGGACGCCGCGGATTCCAACAGCAAGAAGCGGATCACGATCGGCAACCTCCCATCGAGCGGCGGAGCGGGCACGGATACCACGGCGATCCACGATGACACGGCGGCAGAGATCTCGGTCATCACGGCAAAGGCAACCCCGACGGGCTCGGACTTTTTACTCATCGAGGACGCCGCGGATTCCAACAACAAGAAACGGATCACGATCGGCAACCTCCCATCGAGCGGCGGAGCGGGCACGGATACCACAGCGATCCACGATGACACATCGGCGGAGATCTCCGCCATCACGGCAAAGGTTACTCCGACGGGTTCGGACTTTTTACTCATCGAAGATGCCGCGGCATCTCACAGCAAGAAGCGGATCACGATCGGCGATCTCCCCTCCTCCGCCGGTTCGGATACCACGGCGATCCATGACAACACGGCGGCGGAGATCTCGGTCATCGCAGCCAAGGCAACCCCAACGGGCTCCGACTTTTTACTCATCGAGGACGCCGCGGATTCCAACAACAAGAAACGGATCACGATCGGCAACCTCCCATCGAGCGGCGGAGCGGGCACGGATACCACAGCGATCCACGATGACACGGCGGCGGAGATCTCGGCCATCACGGCAAAGGCAACCCCGACGGGTTCGGATTTTTTACTCATCGAGGACGCCGCGGATTCCAACAACAAAAAACGGATCACGATTGGCAACCTCCCATCGAGCGGCAGTGCCGACTATGGCGCGCTCTCGAGTCCTCCAACCGGTGGAACATACTTAGATGGCGATCGCTATTTCGACACGACGATCGCGCGTGCTATGTTTCGAGATACAACGCGATCCAAATGGCTGTCTGTAGAGTGTTTGCATGTCGCGTTTATGACCGCCTATGCATTGGATGAGGGAGAATATCTCAACATCGGGCATCTGTATCTAGACCCATCGGCTCTCGGGAATGATCGAGGTTATCAAGTTCCTCTCGTGGCGACGATCGTGGGGATAGGATGGGCAAAAGATTCTAGTAATACTACTCCGATCATTGAGATTTTATCCGATGCATCGGTGATTGCAACAGTGAGCCCTCCGACGTCTACAGCCGGAAACAAGGGGAGCGATCTTACGATTGATGCGGATATGGCGGCGGATTCGGTGATTGCTTGCCGCAATAAAGATCAAGGAAGTTCGCCCTCAGCCCAAGAAACTATATATATGCCCGTGGTTTGGGTTGACTATCGTTGGAAAAGATGAGGTAAATCATGAGCTTAGCAACGGCGCAAAACGCCATCGTGAGACATTTAAAAATCCATCGCCGGGCGAAGTTCAACAACCGCAAAGTTTTGGCGGAACATCCGGTAGGCTCGGGCAAATTCTTTTCTTGCTCGACGGATTCGCAGGATAATTGGGGCAAGCTCGCATCGTTGGATTCGAGAGGTCTTGTGTCTTATCCGTTTGTTGTGACCACACACGACGAGCGATCCGGCGTATCGCTCGCAAACAGCGCGGAATTGACGGCGGCGATCACCGCGATCGGCACCGCCGTTCTCACTGAGCGGGCCTTATGTGCGGCATTTATTACGGACGTACTCGCCGCCGGAGACGAGGCGGCGGCACATGCGGCTGCGGCGCCTTATTTGGTCTGGACATGATCCGAGAAATCTTTTCCGATGAGGGAGGCCATCTGTCGTCAACCCGTGTGATGGGGTTTTTGGGTTGGTCATCTGGCATCGTCCTTGCCTACCTTGGCAAAACGACGGAGGCAAACACCCTGATGACCGCCTCGGCTTCGTTGTTGGGAATCGGTCAACTCAAGTCCGCGGTTGTCAAGTCGGCAATTGCCAAGGCAAAACCGGAGGTCAAAGGTGCTAAAAAATAAATGGGTACTCGGCGGCCTGGCGATCGTTGTTGGTCTCGCGGTGGTTTGTGTTTTTCTCCAAGCTTGGGATCTCCTCCTTGCCGTGTTCCTCGGCGGCGGCGCCGCCACCGCGACAGCTCAACACATCAACAAGGCTGCGGATTTCGACGATCGCCTGAACAAGACGATCAACGAATTGGAAAAGACGGGAAAGAAAAAACAAAATGCCATCGACTTCGCCGCTCGCATCGAAGCGGAGACGCCGCCGGTCGGATCATTGGAGGAACAAAAAAAGGATCTGCTCGATGATATCGACGATATCTAAATTGTGCCTGGCGTGTTTTGCATTGATGTTGCTCGGCGCAGGCCAGCCATGTGGCGGCGTTTGTTTCTCCGCCGCGGATCTAAACAAAGTTCGGCGTTTGAAAATTCGTGCCAAATCTTACAAGCTCAAAATCATTGAGTACAAAAAAACGTTGTTGAAATTGCATTCCCTCCTCTCCGATTCGCAGCGAGCCCGGCGTCGACAGCGCGAGAAAACAAGGCAGGCTTTATCTAAGATCCGAGCTTGCAATTGTACCCTCCCCTGGCTACTCACTGGACTCGTCGGCGGCGTTTGCGCCGGCGGCATCATCGCGATAGGGATCATCAAATGAGTAAGCAAAGTTCAGATCGGTCATCGATGGGTGAGAACACTTTCAATCTCGAGGTACAACGCTCGATGCGCGAACGTGTCGAGATGTATGCCACCATGTTTGGGCTCATCTCCGCAATTGCCGCCGGTGGCTGGTGGCTGTACTCTAAGCCATCGAGATCTGAGGTTGATTCGCAGATCAAGGAATCGATTATTCAACACTCGAAACATCCGCATCCTTCGACGATCGATCTAATCAAAACCTCCGTCCCTTCGATGACCGCGTTTGAGGTTCTCAAATCCGATGTCAAAGCGCAAAACCACGCCGCCGCCAGGCTCGAACGTAAGATCGATCGGATGTCTAAAAAGGTGGACAAGATTTTTGAATGGAGATTCCGGCGGCGCCGGAGAAATGGGAAGCGATGAAACATCTTGAGATTGCAACCGGCGAGCTGGCAGTGCGCGAAGACAAATCATCCAACGAGGATAGCAACGGACGGATCGCCGAGTATCGAGCATCGGTTCGTGATTCTCGATACACCATGAAACCCGGCGATGCCTACTGCGCGGCGTTCGTGAGTTGGTGTTTGGAGCAAGCCGACAATCCGATTCTTCACGATCATGGATCTGGGATCTCCTATGTTCCGTGGTTGTGGGATTGGTTGTATCATCATGATATGTGGTTTTTATATTCGGAGGCGGAGCCCGAGCCCGGCGATCTCATCCTGTTTTCGTTGGGAGGAGAACGTCCGGATCATGTTGGCTTTGTGTTGGAGGTCGGCGATCAACGGTCCGACCTCCAGACGATCGAGGGCAATGTTGGAGGTCATCCAAATGGCGGCGTCAAAAAAATGCGGCGCAAAATCAACGAGCGGATCCTCGGCTTCGGAGCGCTCAACAAGTAGACACACAAAAGCCGGAGGCGTTTCCACCTCCGGCCATCATGCAACATATGGATTTTTCGCTGCTTACCACACAACCCGCATTCCCTGCGTAGATCTCCTGTGAGGTTTTTTGTGCCAACATTGGCACGCTTAAAACATACTCATTTGACGCGGATCGATCTTTGTTTTTCCTCCTCGGCGGAGGTCGTATTTTACTGCATACTCGATTCGAGCCCGGGCGATCTCGATGTATTCGGCCTCTCGCTCGATGCCCAAAAAATCAAAACCCTCGAGACGTGCGGCGATCCCGGTGGTACCAGATCCCATAAATGGATCGAGGACCGTGCCACCTGGCGGCGTGATCAATTTGCAAAGCCAGCGCATTAGATCCACGGGCTTTACGGTCGGATGGACGTTGCGCCGCTCCGTCTCACCGCGTTGATATGGGTTGTCGATCGGCGTGTTGCGCCCGTCGTCGATGGTGCCGATCTCGCCAGCAAGACCAGCGTTGCGCTCCTCGTTGCCGGGCTTCGGGCAATATAAAAAAGGATCGTGTTCGAGGTTTAGAAAGTATCGGGCGGCGGTGCCTTCGTCGTTGTGATCTTCTCTTTTTTTCCACCCTTCCCCCTTAGCCCCAAAAGCCCCTGATCCTCTTTCACCACCAACACTCCCCCCCTCCCCACTCTGCTCGCCCATCAACAGGATCGGGCAACCCTCGACACACACATCACCACAGCCGGGCGCGTGGCTCAAGATGAGGTGTGCCGGCCATCGGCCGTTCGGCTTGAGTTCTAAGACGTCCTTGCGGCGTCCGCCTTGCTGTAACTTTTCCGAGCCTGGATCTTTTTGCGGTGCCAGCATTTTGCAATCTTCGTCATGCTTGATCCGAGATTCATCGATGTTCAAGGCGCCCGTGCCATGGCTCAAAACGTTAGCGGCGATCGTGCCTTGCAACGGCTTGCGGCAAAGCCACCAGTCCTCGACCGCGGGTTTCAGGGCTGTGCCCCAACCTTGCCAGCGTTTTGCGTCGGGTGTTGCGGGGGCGGTGATGTCGGGCTGTTCGTTTGTTCTAAACCCTTTGCCGCCTTGCGTTTCAAAGACCTTTGCACCGCCTCCGTGTCTTGGCGAAATTCCAACAACCTCTCGCTCTGCTCCGGCCGCCTTGTCGATGGCCTTCGAGACATCGTGATTTTTTGGAAACCCGGATCCGAACACATGAGCGAGCCTATCCCGGATTTCGAAGCCCGAATTTTCCAGGGCGGTTGCCGTCCAATGGGAGGTCCGAGGCAAAGCCCAGATCAAGGCATGGGCTCCGGGCTTGAGGACGCGCAAGGCTTGCACCATGATCTCCTCGAGCCAATCGATCCAACCATCACGACCGCCTTTGTCTTTGTCCCATTCTTTACCCATGAAGGCGATGCCACTAGGTGGATCACACACAAGAGCGTCGATCGATTCATCGTCTAATGTTGCGAGTACGTCGAGGCTATCGCCTTGTAATAGTTTCATTTTGTGTCCGATAACTATGGTTATGTAATCTTCTTGATCTTGTATCCATGCTCGTGCAACGCTTCGATCAAAACGACAACGAGTGTTGTTCTTGGCGTGTCTTCCAGCAACTCATATTCACAATACGGTCCCTCGCTTCCCCGGTTATGTGCAGCAGTTGTGATCGCAGAAAAAAGAGCATTGTATTCTTCTGTTGTAAAGTCTTTGCATGAAAGAGGTTTTGGCATCTGTTCTCCTAAGTGAGTCCGATAATTACGATTATGGCAACTTTCCTGTGAGAAAATCAATCGTGTTCAGGTGACCTCTTGCGAGCCCATCTAGCCGGCGTAGCACCTTTTCCAGGTGTTGGGCTCTTGCTTCTAGCTCGTTGGAGAGCTCTACATCTCCGACGTAGCTTGCATGGTTGAGTGCTTCATCTGCGAGAATCCCCAAATCTGCGAGGGCTCTTACAGTGTCTTCGCTAAAAGGCCTTTTATCATTTTTGAGTGGCATGTTTTTCCTCCTTGCGTCCGATAATCTGTCTTATGTTAAATCCAGAATGTTTTCAATCGATGAATTGAAAGGTTCGTCCGATTTCCGACGATCTCAAGTTGCTCCGATACGAGATCATAGATACCTCGTTTCCGTTCGTTTTTTTCTGGCGTCCTGATCTTGAGCCGAATGCCTCCTTCAATACACCAAAACCATAGGCCTTTTTCGTCCTCGTAGAAGTACCCGGGAATTTTTCTTTTTGGTATGAAGTTGCTTTTTCTCATGATTTGCGTCCGATAATGGAAATTATGTTTACTTGTTTCTTGCTTCGATCCTGAGGCGCGTTTTTTCGTTTTGCTCCTCGGTCCATTTTCTTCTCTCAGGACAATATGCGTAAACATATTTACGAGGCGTCCCACTGATGACGGTAATGACCTCTCGATCCCGGAGCCATCGAAGAGCGCGCGATATAAGCCTTCCATACTTTCGACGACTGTTGCTGTCGAGGTCGAAGCAAAACGCCTCAAGTAGATCTCTGTGCATCATGTTTCCATGATGAAAGAGCATTCCCCCTACAAGCCTTTCAACGAACAAGCTTTCGTCAGCTAAAGAAAAAAACCCATCATTCTCTATCAGCATATTTCTTGCGCTTTGTATTTTTTTGAAAAGCTCTTCTTTGTCAAGCATGTATCCTCCTTGCGTCCGATAATCTTGTCTTATGTTTCCTCTGCATCTGTTTTTTCGATACCTCCGGAGGGATTGATCCGCTCGCTCGTTCGGCCTTTTCCGATGATGGCGCGGCGGACGTGCGACGATGCAATCCGGCATTTCTCACATAGGCGATTGTGGATTCCATCCGAGAGAAATTCCCGATCACACCGGAGGCAGAGCCTAAACTTTTTCACGAGATCGTCCGAGCCCGACGGATGGCCCAACGAATATAACCGTATTTTACTAGGTCGTTGCGAGCGCTTTCTTTAAGATGGCTCGCGAGCTGGTAGAGAAAACTGGCGCGAAAAAACAGCGCGGTTGGGATCCCCGTCGATGCCGGGAGCCTCCCTTTTTTTGGGATCTCCATCGCCGATAGTACGGCATCTTCGACGACCTCAGAGATTGAGATCTCCTCTTGTTGGGCTCGCCGCCAAATCCAACCCAGATCGCCGGGATCCAAAAAAACACGGTCAACTATTTTCATTTTGTTTTTCCTCGGTGAGTTGATCAATCATATCGCAAGCCGGGCCCTTTTCGAATCCATCCGGAGGTTGCCAATCCTCCATTCTCAGCATACGCCGAATCCTATATATCTGCGAATCGGTCGCAGGATCTTTCCGCCAGGCCAGCTTCATTTTGTGCCGTGGTGCCGAGGCTCGTTGTTCTTTTGTTGTGGTCTCGATTGCAAATCCGCCGGGGATCGAGACCGGCACGAAACGACGATCCGGAGATCCCGGCACGAACACGCCGCCGATTTGACCGGCGAACAAATACAGATCCCGCGTCAACCGAACATCATCGTTGCAATATGTGTATAGACGCCCGTAGTCGCCGTCTTGAAATAGTTTGGGTGCGAAGCTAGCTTGCTCTGATTTGGACGCCGCCAGCGTTGCCGCAGCCACGTCTTGGAGCGATCTACGTTTGCCCGTTGCCAAGTGGATCAGTTCGCAGAGATCCACATGGGATGACCAGCTCACCGGGCCGCCGAAGAAATGCGAGACGAGCGGATCGTCAAATGCCTTTCCGTTATAGGTAACAACGATCTCCGCCTGGCGGAGATGTGCGACGAGTTGACACACCTCCGCCTCGACATAAAAACGTGGTCTCCATTGTCCGGCGATCGTCCAATTATCCTGGACGACGGCAACCGATATTCCCATTCTGGCATAATCCGTCCATGATCCCGAGCCCGTTCGAGCCCGGTTGACGGGGCTTTGTTTGATCTCGCAGTCGTAGATCGCGATCTTCATTTATAGGGCCTCATCCCAGGACATCTAAGTTCGTGGTTTCGAACAAAGAATCCGACGATGCTATTCAGATCGTCGTCAAAGAACTCGTGCTCAAATCGACACACGAATCCCCCTTCATCGGATTGGTTTTGACATCCCTCACATCGGATGTGATCAGGAAGCTTCGTCAAATGCTTTCCTCTCACTCGATCGAGAAAACGTTCGTACATTTCATTATCGACGAACTCGAAATATGTGTTCGTCCCTCCGTTCTTTTCATATTCTTTGAATCGATCAAGTTGATCCGACCACTCTTTGACTATCTCCGGCGGACCGTGGAGTTCTCCTCCGTCGGGAAATACAAACACCGCACAGCCTTCTCCTTTCAAAATGGCTTCGCCCTCTTTCAAAATGGCTTCGCTCTCTTTGCTCATTGTGCTTTAATCTCCCATCTCTTAATTGCTATCATCTCATCCCCATAGCGGCGCCGGGGTTGGCACGGTTTGTGGTGGAAAAAAATGTGGTGATCGGGCCTTCCCACCTCAGCGGAATGTTGCCGAGTGATCCGTTGCGGTTTTTCAGAATGAGCAATTCGGCGTCTCTTGGATCGGCGTCCTCGTTGTACACGGCGTCTCTGTACAACGCCATGATGGTGACCGCATTTTCTTCGATCTCGCCGGAGCCTCGGAGGTCCGAGGCAATCGGTCGACGGTCGCTCCTTTTTTCGAGCCCGCGGTTGAGCTGGCAAAGGAGGACGATCGGGATGTGCAGTTCTCTGCTCAACTTTTTGAGGTCGCGAGTGATTTGCCCGAGGGCCTTTATGTCCTCCGCTTTTTCGTCGTCGGCGTCCATCAGATGCAAGTGATCGACAAACAAAACGGAGGGCGCGTCTCCGGCGCGTTGTGCCGCTCGATGATATGCACCTTTGACCTCGGAGACGGTTAACCTGGCAACGTCCTCGACGAGCCACGGAAACGAGGCCAACACGCCGGTCGCTTTTGTGAGCCGATCGATGTCGCGCTCGGTGAGTTGACCGTTTTTCATGGATCGGATCGAGACGCCCGACTCGGATGCCAGCGCCCTCATGCCGAGATCCGAACCGGACATCTCCAAAGATATGTATAACGGCGGAGCCTGTTTTTTAGACGCGATGTGCAGGAGCATGTTGAGCGCCAATGCCGATTTTCCCATCGATGGCCGACCGGCGAGGACGTAAAGACAGTCCGGCTCGAGGGCTCCGATCTCGTCGTCGATGGTGCCGAATCCGGTGGACACTCCGATCGGGCCTTTGTTGTTGTACGCTTTTTGGATCTCCTCCATCGCCGAGGAGAGTACAGATCTCGAGTCGAGCAGCGAGCTATCATCGCCGCTCAAGGATTTTTCGGTCTCGACGAGATCGGAAATCAACGCCCGCGGATCTCCGTTTTCTCGGGCCTCGTCGCCTGCCTCGGCGAGCTGGCGACGGAGGTAGGCATGTCTGATTAGGGTTGCATGTCGAGACCAGCTCGAAGGCGACGGCGCGCTTTGTCGGATGGAGGTGAGAAATTCGAGGAGAACCCAATCGTTAGAGGCAACAAATGGGAGGAGGTAGATCTCAAATTCGCTATCCTCGGATGCCAAAAAATCCGCGGCGTGTTTACAGATCAGCTCGAAGGCCTTGCGCCCGAGATCGTTGTGCAGATATTCGGGCCGGATCGTTGCGATGACCTCCGGTATTATGTGCGGATGAGCGATCATGGAGCCCAACAAATACGGCTCCGAGTGTTGGGCATGTGGTGTTTTGGTTTTGGTATCTGTCATCGGTCTGCCCATTCCGGCGCCGTCGTCTCCGAGCCCATGTATTTTTTTTGCCAGGCAGAGAACTCGGATGCCATCGTGCCAGCGATCGCCATCCGATGTATATTTGCAGCGCCCGAGGCGGCGACGAAAAGCACCAGAAGCCGACGACCTTCTGCCGTGTTGTATTTTGTATCTGTCATTTGGTATCGCTCTTTTTTTTCCATTTGGCAAAATCCTCGGTGATGATTTTTTTGGACCTGGCCAGAAATTCCAGCGTCGATCCGGGAGGGGAGAGGAGGATGTATTGAGAGTTGTTTCGATCGACCTGTCGTCGCTCGAGGGTTCCCTCGGATTCCATTTCTTTGATCGCTCTTTTCAAGGTCGAGCGATCACAGCCTACAGCCTCCGCGATCTCCGATCCGTTCGTGATCACCGGCCATGTCTGGCGAGCGATGTGTAATCTGATTTTCTTTTTCATCGACATCGGATCTCTCCTTTATAAGGTCACGGATCATTTTTTGGAGGAGGTTGGAAAGCGAACGGCCTTCAACCTCGGCGATCTTTCGGAGTCCCTCTTTCAGAGCTGTTTCTAATCTCAGATAAATAGTCGCATCATTTTTCATCGTGTTCTCCTTTCTGTTGCAATGCATTGTATGGCAGAATGCAATCCCTTGCAAGTCCTATGTTTTCAAGCGTTAAGATTCAGGGGGTTCATTCTTTTTAGATCAAACACTTAGGCCCTCCAATTATGTGGACGGCTCGCGCGCGCGTACATGCGCGGACGCCCGTGCGTTTATATAGGTAGAGTAGTAGGGGGCTCCCCCCCTAAAGGGGGAGCGCCCCCTCCTACTTACTCTGATTTAGGATCGCAGTGCGGATCATAAGACCACAGAGGGGATTTTTGGCCTATGGGCCAATCCCCTCTGGCCTTGTACTTTATTGTTTTTGTTGTACTTATTTGAATGGTGTATAGAAAGTTTGAGAAAAAGCTTGCGTTTGTATTGCACCGTGCTATAGTTGATCTCGTACCCCGGAAACAAACAAACCCCAAACGGAGAAACGAAATGAACGACACGAAAAAAATGGCCATCCTGCAAAAGAAAAAACGCGAACTCAACCTACCAAAACCCACCGCCAGCCAACGCCGCGCTTATCTAGGACTGGCTCCCAAGCCGGCGAAAAAAACAAACCGATAAGCCCGGCCTGCGACAGGTCATCGAGCAGCTCTCGCAGGCTGTTCGGGTTTTTTGTGCCCAACCTCAAACCCAAACGGAGAAAACAAAATGCAAATCAAAATGTACGGCTCAAAAAAACAAATCGATTGGGCAACATCTTTGCGAGACGAGAATCTGAAATCCATCAAAAACTATATGGCGGGCATGATCATCGGCATGGCAAAAGCCGGTGCCGACGCAGAAGTTAAAAAAGTGCAGAGCGCACTCGATGTTCTCGAAAAGAACATTTCCAACGCGTCATGGTGGATCGAGAATCAGGATTATTTTCCAGCGAAAACCGAGTCACCGGAAGACGTGATCGAGTGGCAAAAACAAAAGGATCGGCGATTTTTGTCAGGCCGCTATTTGATAAAATCGCTCTCATAAGCCCGACCAGCGACAGGTCATCGGGTGGCTCTCGCAGGCTACCCGGGTTTTTTGTGCCCAACCTCAAACCCAAACGGAGAAACGAAAATGGAAATCGTTAAACATTCCGGTGGCATCGTGCCAACCAACATTTCCGAGCTGGAACAATTCGCACGGATGGCTAGCGCCTCCGGCTTTTTTTCCGACGCCAGCGAAGCGGCGCAAGCAATGGTAAAAATCGCCGCCGGTGCCGAGCTTGGGATCGCACCGATCCAGGCGATGACCTCGATCCACGTGATCAAAGGCAAGATCACGCTTTCTGCAAACCTCGTCGCCGCCATGATCAAGCGGGCCGGTATACAGTACCGCGTCAATTGGTCGGAGACAGCCTGCGACATCATCTTTTTTGAGGGCCCGCCGAGTGCCGAATCGAAGATCGGAGAGTCCTCGTTTTCGATGTCCGACGCCAGTCAAGCCGGCCTGCTCTCAAATCCAACCTGGAAAAAGTTTCCGCGCAACATGCTGTTTTCTAGGGCGATGATGAATGGCGCTCGTTGGTATGCTCCCGATGTGGCGCTCGGGCTTTATGATCCCGATGAGCTGGCGGGCTCCGAGCCCACACCTCCGCCGAGATTGGAGGAGGTCAAGAAGGCATCGATCGTTTCGACGATGCGAGAAAAAAAGGCACAACCCATCGAGCCCGAACCCGAGCCCGAGCCCGAACGAGGCGACGATTGGAAAAAGGCCAGCCGTGGAATACATGCGGCATTGCGGGAGGTTGGACTCGACCGAGAGGATTTTAAAAAGATGATCTCCGTCTCGTCGATGACCGAACTCTCGACGGATCAACTCCAACAAAACACCAGCGATCTCAACGTGATCAATTATTGGCTATCCGAAATGTCCGACCAAACCTCCGTCAACGGCCTGGCGGATGTCTGGCGGGCCGCGCTCGAGGCTCGGCCTCGATTTTTTGAGTTGATCAAAATCAAAAAAGACGAATGCAAAGATCGATTGGCAGCATGAAAATCTACAGAATTTACAAATTCGAGGCGGCGCATTCTCTGCCGATGACTCCGCCAGATCATAAGTGCCACGGGATCCACGGGCACAATTTTACTGCCATGATTACGCTCGATGGCTCGCCCGATCCTCATTTGGGATGGCTCGTTGATTTTGGGGTGATCGATGCAATCTGGGATCAGTTGATTTTTTGTGAGGTCGATCATAAATATCTCAACCATGTTGATGGACTCGACAATCCAACCTCCGAAAATATCGCTCGATGGATCTGGGATCTCCTCACGATCACGCAGCTCGGGCCGCTCCTCTTGGCTGTTTCTGTTTCTGAGAACGATCACAGTGGCGCCGTATATGAGGGTCCGTGATGGGTCTCCAGAAACGCTATGGAAAACGAGAGCTTGAAAAGCTGTTCGCATCTTGCCCTCTCGTTGTCGGAGATTCCGTCGAGGTCATCGATCACGAACACTCGTTCGTCGTCTCGCAACGAGGTCTCGTTGTTGATGTTTTCCCATCTCACATCCGCCGCGGCGAGATGCAAGCTCGTGTGGATTTTGGCACGCTCCTTTTTATGACGATGCCGGTTGCGCAACTTCGCAAGTTGCCGAAATCATCATGAGGCGCAGGGACATCAAGAATTTGATGCGCTTGATCCAGCTTCGTAAATCTGGAAAAACGCCGGTTGAAATTGCGAGCATTTTGAAAATGCACAATTCGAGAGTTCATATCATTCTGCGGATGGCTGGCTTGCCTTCGTATGATTTGCGACATTGCGATATCTGCAATGTCGCATTCCAGCATACGCGTCAATTCTGGCGAGATGAATATCTGCCTGAGCTTTCCGGATCATGGCCGGTCCGGTTTTATTTCTGTAGCCAGGCCTGCCTCGATCTTTGGTTGACACCTCATTTCTGATCTGCTATTCTCCGATCATCAAGGAACAACTCAGCTTTCTAAAACAACATCGTCCAATGGTTGCGGGTTGAGTTGCGTTGACAACTCCCGGATCCGGTGGTATATTTTGTGGTGGGGACTGTCTCGGCTCTCCGTTTTTTCTTCCGGCTCGACCCATTTTCGCGGGCCGGGCTTTTTTTTTGGAACACGCCACATGTCCGAATCATGGGACCGCCAACCAAACGAAACCACAAAAGCTTATGCCGCGTTTTGCTTTTATTTGGAGCAACCTCCGCACACGCGTTCCGTTGAAGAAGCATGGCGACGCTATAACTCAGGGAAACCTAAGAACAAACTAAGACGAGCGCAAGGTTTCTTTTGCGATTGGTGCCGAGAGAATGAGTGGAAGGATCGAGCCCATCAACATGACACCGCGATTCGTGCATCGGCTCGGGCAAATGTTCACGACGAGATGGAGGATGCGCTTCGATCACAACTCCAAAATCTGACACCTGCCTCCGATTCCATTTTCGAAATGCTCCGGATAACTCCGCTTCACAAGATGTCGAGCCACGCTCTACTCTTACTCCTACCGCAACTTATTCGACTTCAGCGCGAAGCCTACGACCAACTTGCTGAGCTTTCGCAGATGGGTGTCGCTGCTGGCGGTGCCGAGCCTACCTCCGCCGAGACGCTAGAAGATCTCCTCCGCCGTCGACACAACGATCCCGACGATGCCGCTTAACTCGGCACAAGGTCGATTCTTCGACGCCTTCGAACGCAACGGGCACATCCTTTTTTGCACTGGCGTTGGCATCGGGAAAACGTTTTCTCTCGCCGTTGCAGCGTGTCTCCTGGCAGGTCTCAATCCCGGTGTCAACGGGTTGATCGTCTCGCATGTTCTGAATCATGTGCGCACTGAGATTATCCCGCTTGTGATCCAACGCCTCAAGATCGAGGGTCTTTACGCCAGCGAAACCAAAATGGATCGCACCATCCATCTTACCCACGGCGGATCAATCCAATACGGATCGGCGGAAAAGCCGTCGACGCTCGATGGTAAAAATGTTGGATGGTTGCTTGGCGATGAGATCCGCTATTGGCCTCGAGCTTCTTACGTAAAAAGCGTTGCCCGCGTTAGGGTTGCGAATGCTCGATATCCCATGATCGCCTGTAGCTCAACCCCCGAGATGAATTGGATCTACGACGAGTTCGCCAACCGCTCGGATCGTATCGTGATCCACGGACGGACCGATGAGAACGCAATGAATCTCCAACCGGGATACTACGATCGGCTCGCCTCATCGATGGCACCTGGCACGTTTTCTCAATATGTTGAGGGCCAATGGGTGTCGAGTTCGGGATCCGTTTACGGGCAAGAATACGATCAACGCCTGGCGATCCAAGATGATCTCTATCTCCCCGGGTGGCCGGTGGATATAGGCATGGATCCTGGGATGCGATTCCCGGCAATGATCTTTTTCCAACATCTTTCTTTTTGCTATCGACACGGAGTTCGGGATTGCTTCCATGTTCTTGGCGAGCTTGTGCCCGACGAGACGCCGCTCACAAAGATCGTGCCGATGGCCCGCGATCTCGCCGCTCGATCGGGATGGAGGCTCGGATCCATTTACCTGGATCCGTTTGGGGGAAACCAGCGCGACCAAATCCACGGGATCACGGTTGCCGATCTCCTCTCCGAGAGGTATGGATTCCAGGTTATTTATTCCTACGATCCGCAGGAGACTAACATTCTCAACGGGATCGATGTGGTCAAATCTCGCCTCCTCTCGATGGATGGATCGAGACGTTTGTTTTTCGACAGCTCGCTCGAAAGCTCGGGTCTCACCGGGCGCAACATTTTGCGAGCGATGACATCGTATCGCTGGCCTGAGCGAAAACCCGGTCAACCGGCTCGGTCGAATCCTGTCGAGGACGAATCCGGCCATGTGATGGATGCCTTGCGATATCCGTGTGTCAATTTGTTTCCGCCGGTCTCGAGCGGCGTCAAGGTTGTTTGAACTCAAGAAGCGCGCCAGTGTTTGACAAACGGATAAATCTATGTATTCTTGAGAGTAAGAGGGAAACGCATGGATACAATTCTCACCAGAAAAGATCTGTACAACGCCTGGCACAATAGCGGCGAGATCGTCCGTCGCGGCGATGTCCGCGATTTGATAGCGGTGTATCGCCATCAATGGCAACATCTTTTGCGGGAGCGGATCAACGAGCGATTTCTCGAGCAGAACGCCGAGAAGCTGCGCATCCACGAAGATACCTCAATCAATTTGTTGCGATGGGTTGTTGATGAGATCGCAGCCATCTATTCGCAGCCCGCGAGCCGAACGATCGGCGGTGTCTCCGCCGGTCTCGAGCCGTACACAAACAACGGACTC